TGAGCACGATATTGTGCGGCAAGATCTTCGTCACTTAGTACACCATCTTGTGCAGGTGCTTCATTGGCAGTTGCAATAGGTGCAGTTTTGCCAGGTTCACCACTTGCAGTAAGTGCAAGTTCGTCTACACTAACACCGCGTTGTTCTGCAATGATTTTATTAAGTTCGTCTAACTGTAACCACGAATCTTTTGTTGTTGCTGGAGTCATTGTAACTTCGCTTGTAGAAACTTTTTTCATAAGTCCTTTAGCATGTAATGAAGGCAACATAGTACTACCATCTGAAAATTTTCTTACGTTCAAAATTGTAGCAAATTCGTATGCTTGTTGAGATTCATCTTTCATAACCAATGAATCAAGTTCATCATGATATGTTTGTTTTAAAGCCGCAGTTGGAATTACAAGAGCACTAGTTGGTTCACCCGGAAGGGTTCTCATTGCAACAAGTACCTTAGATCCATTACTCATTTGGCCTACGTGTTTAACTGCCATAAATTACTCCTTTGGAGCCTCTGCTGGTTGAGCAGGTGCCGTTGGTTGTGCAGGTGCAGTACCTTCTGCTGGTTGAGCACCATCTGCTGATGCTTCTTGTTTAGGTGTAATAGCCTGTAAGAAAGTATCAAGTCTATTGTAAGTTCGACCTACTACTTCCATTTCGTTTGGCTTATATGCACCACGTTGACTTGCAACGTCAATAATTGCTTTTAATGCTTGAAGATCTTGTACTGTAAGATCTGGTGCACCTTGTTTTGGTGCTTCTGACTTAGGGGCCTCTGTTGCTGGCGCCTGAGTTTTGTTTTCTTCTGTCATTTTGAGTTAACTCCTTATTAAAAGTTTGTTTGTTATAACAGTAATAGTTATTAGAACTGTGGACCTGTATCATGCAAAACTGAGCAACCCAAATTAAACATGGTTGATTCGCTTGCTTCTTCAAATCCAATTTTGTAAACAATTTCCATTTTGTTTTTCACAATTTCTGTATCACTTACAATACAAAAACGTCCACTTAGATTATTATAAATCCATTGTCTACATTCGTCTACCTTACGTTGGATATTCCAATCATTAGTACCAATCTTTATACTTGTCCAATCTTTAGGACAAAAATTTAGTTCTCTAATTTCTAAAACATTTAATGGGTTAGGATCATTATGTAAAAATCTCATGCCGCATCTCGTTGTTTTTTAAGATCATAATGGCAAGTAATACCATGAGGTGCTTCAATTGAAGGATCACTATGGATAACCCAAATAGTATCACAATAGTTTTCATCACCCCAGTTCCATGAATAACCATCTGTGAACACAATAAACTTTTTAGGTTGAATATCATGTTCTTTCATATAGTTCCAGTTAGCATCAAAGTCAGTACCGCCACCACCATGGAGTTCGTAGTCTTCAATTGTTTCACCTGAGTCTGGAGTAAAGTCTTGCTCGTTGTAAACTTCTGTGTCAAAGCACCAAATTTTAATTTTGTAATCATCATACTGATCACAAATACCTTTTACTTCACTTAAGAAATCACGTGCTTCTGTGCTACCAATTGAACCTGACATATCAAGTGCAACAGCAATGTCAATAGTTTGATCAAAGTCCATACCTGGAAGTACAGCACCAGTGTGCCATGCTTTACGGCTAGGACGCATAAATGTATAGTTACTCTTAAGAACACTTTGAATCTGTTGATTAAGCAGTTCACGCCAGTCCATTTTAGGCTCTGTAAGATCCTTAATAAGTCGTGCAACACCTTTAGGAACATTACCAACACCTGCCGCTTGTGCCGCAGATACCATAGCCTCTTTCATTTCGTCACGGATCTTTTTAAGTTCTTCTTTAGAATAAGATGGTTGTTTGTCTTTACCGTTCTTGCTCTTTTTAGTTTCACCGTTAGGACCTTGGCCTTTGCCCTTTTCCCAATCAATATGTTCGTCAAGCAATTTACCTAGTTGTTCAAGTTGCTCTTGGTCATACTTTTTAAAGATGTCATCATAAACTTCTTCTGAACTCCAACCGTAATACTTTGGATCATGGAAGGGTTTAACCTGTGTAATTACCTCACCAATGTTGTGACGAATCAAATCACCGTTAACACAATAGTCTGCGGCAATGTTATAGATCTGTGCGTCACGATCATCACGGCGTGTAAAGTGATCATATACACAGTGTAGGATTTCGTGTCCAAATAAAAATTCAGTTTGCTTTTGGTCTAAACTGTTTACGAAGTTTTCATTGTAATAAAAATTGCGTCCATCGGTTGCGGCAGTTGAACACCAATCTGTAGCATCAATAATCTGCAGACGTGTAGCCAAATTACCAAAAAACGGTTGACGAATAAGCAAGGCAATACGTGCCGTTGTTAATTTTTCTTTTACTTTAACGCTGTCAATAGCAGGATCACGTTCGTAGATCTTACCTTCGATCATGCTTTGTTCTACTGCGGTTGTGTTCTTTGACATAATTTGCTCCTAACTCCTAACTATACTTATAGTATAACATCAAACAGGTATTTGTCAACTAAAATTTTGCTAAAAAGTCACGTTGCATCTTCATTTTGGCATCTTTATATGATACAGATTCTGCTAGATCTTGTGGTTTATACTCGCCGGGAACAAATACATATTGTACCAAATTCGACGGTAATTTGCTTGTTTTCAACCCATCTCCTGCATCTACTACATACGGAATAAGGTCTTCTTTGGCAATAAGTGCCGCACTATCCGAATCACATATAAGCAAGAAGTCCGCATATCCCGGAGGCAATGTTCGTCCTGCACTAGATCCACGACTGTTCATTAGTTGCAGATCCGAAACAAACTTCTTTTTCTTTTTGGTTTTGCGTGTGAACAAACAGCCTTCTGTATATTTCATTTCGATCATCATGCCATTTGGACCCATATGATCAACACCTTCTAGATTAACATATACAAGATCACCGTTGCTAAACAGTTCTAGTGAACGTTCTAACAGATCGCTTTTATCAAAGCGAAGTTTACGTTCATTTAGTTCATTACCGATTGTTTTAACAAGTGTAACATACTTGTTCCAATCTACATTATGTTGTAGCCATAGAGCCAAATCAACAGTTTGCAAGTTACTACTCCTTTTGCTTTTAACTGTAATTATTATAACAGAAAGTTATCTAGTGGTCAAGTGATTTGGATAAATCTTTTGTGAAATTGTAATCTTTCATAATACACTTTAATTTAAAATGTCTTTCAGAAATAAGTGTATCGACTGTTTCTTTAAGTTCTGATAGTGTAACATCAAGCCATTCTGTACGCCAGTCTTCTACCACCCAAATTTTATCTGCCATCACAGTTTTAATTGCACGTTCGAGTGCTTTAGCATGTGGTCTGTGTCCAGCATATATAAATGGAAAGTTTACAAGTTTGCCTGTATGACTACTGTACTTTTGACTACGGTCTTTAATATCCTGTGCAATACCAAATCCTGGTCGATCAAACGGCATTACAATGTAAAAGTAATATGTATCAGTCATGTATAATACCTGCTACAATAAGTCCTGCAATTACACTGGCAGTATGTTGCCCGTCAATACTAATAAACTTACCATCGCTGGTTTTTATACAAACAAGTATCTGTAAAAGAGCAGGATCAAATGTTTTAGGATTGATAATATTTGAACAATGTAGTTCGTCTAGAGTACGTTGAATGTCTTCGTCAATAAGAATATCACCTAACTTAACCTGTGCAACACTGGGCATTCTGTTAAGATCAAATTCAAATCCTTCATTTTTTAAACGTTCAACAGCCTTGCGCCATTTAGCAGTATCTTCTAATTTCTCAACTCTGTCTAACAGTGTAACAGTTTTACCTATTCCGCCTTTAAGTTCATTTAAATTTTTCATTGGATTAGGTCTACGAACAACTTCTTCATAATCATCAAACTGCTTTATGTTAAGTATTGCAGGATCAAAGAATGAAATTAAATCATCGAACCTATCTAACAAACTTGCAGGTACATATTCTGTACCACCAAAGTGTTTGTATAATTGGAGCAATGCGACAGCATAACCTTCGTCATTCCATGCTCCGTCGTATTCATATTTTGTTCTGTGCCATTTACGAAATGCTTCTGTAACAGATTCTTGATATTGTTGTAAGTCACCAAACAACTGTTGAATCATGCTTGCCATATCATGTTGTAACTTATCTGTAAAAGGACGTTTTGCACTTTTGAATACACGATTAATATCACGAAACATAAAGAAACAACTTACGTGTAAAGGAACAAAGTGAAAATACTTGTTGTGCCAACCGCATGCGAGTTCTAGTTCTTCATCTGAAAGTGTTTTAAATGTTGCAATATTGGAAAATGTACCTGGATAGTTTTTGTATTTGAATGCTTCAACAGGATAACAGTTATGTTTTTCTGCAATGCTTACTTTTCTTTCGGTAATTACTTCGTCTTCGTCTGTTGTATCGCCATCAATACGTACAACGTTTACTTCGTTACGAAGTTTTTGATATGCTGTTTGTTTTTTCTTTCCTTTGCCGTTAACGATACTAAATGCACGTCTAGCAAATGCTAAATTGTCTGTTTCTATATACAGTACTGGAACTTCAAAATCTTGCCAATTCATAGTATCACTTTCTAATAAAGCGAGGGGATCCGAAGACCCCCTCTATAGTTAGTTAGGATGCCATAGCGGCTTGAACATACTTGCCGTACTTGTCATGGAACCGGTCAAAGTTTTTCAAGTCTTTTGGCGAAAATGGCAGTTTATAAGTAGCGATAGCAACTCGCGTACCCATTACAACTAGTTCAGTTTCAAAATTATCCATCATAAAACCAAAGAAGTTGTCTGCCATTTGTGTCCATCCCTTCTCCTTGCGTTTAAACGCCTCTTGAAGTTCATAGCACATACTTACAGTTAGTGAATACATCGCCGAAATTTCTTTCGTCTCCATACTCTTAACCTTGCCTTTAAGTATGTCTGTTGGATTAGGCAGTTTAGCCGCAACCTTACGGTGTGCCGCAAATTTAACTGCCAAGCCTTCGCCGACTGAACCTGCTACCAAATCTGTAAGTGTAGATTCAGGCAAGTCATCGTCGAGAAGTTCGCTTACGAAACTCCAAGAACGTGGAGTTGCGAATGCTCGTGAACTTGACTTTGGATCAAAATCATATAGATCCTGTTTAGCAAAAGTCAAGTAACCCACAACGTCTGCGTGGATTTTGTTTTCTGTCGCCCATGTCAACCAGTCTTCGAAGTCAACACGTAGTTCAAGGTGTACAAAACGATTGGCTAGTGGTGCCGGCATACGATAAGTTACACCCTTATCAGTTTCACGGTTACCTGCCGCGACAATTACAACATTGTCTGGTAGTTTGTAAGTACCAACCTTGCGATTTAGAATAAGTTGATAAGCCGCCGCCTGCACTGCTGGCGCCGCGGAGTTCATTTCGTCTAAGAAAAGAACGATTGTTTTAAACTGTTTAGCAAATTCTTCATTAGGAAGTTCACTCGGTGGTGCCCATGCCATAATGTTATCATTTGCTGAGTAATATGGAATACCTTTAATGTCTGTAGGTTCCCAAAGTGACAAACGAACATCAATTAGGTGTGCGTTGTCTAGTGACCCTGTAATCTGAGTCATAATGTCTGATTTACCAATGCCTGGAGGACCCCACATAAAGATAGGACGCTTCAGTTTCATTGCGTGTTGTACTGCCGACTTTGCTTCGTTCGGCGTAACTGTACGTGCTTCTGTTGATTGTGCCATTTGCTATGCTCCTTTGTGTTTCTAACTATAATACTATAATACACTCAACACAGAAAAAGTCAAGCGGTTTTTCCGCTTTTTTCCAAAAAAACTGTCCAAAATGAGTGATTAATCTTCTAGTTCTTGTGCCATAGCACGAGCAAGACCGTACTGTTTGATATCTCCGGCAAACATCATTAGTTGTAGACCCATTTTTTCGCTGAATACGTAGATTCTTTTCTTTGTAACGTAATACGGACAATCAATAAAATTATCCAAATAAAGAAATACTTGTGGGGTAAATTTAATTTCGTTGGGAAATTTTACTTCGTATGTTTGTAGATCTGCACAGTCAACAGCATAATCAAATCCGTCTTTAGTAAGACGTAAACCAGCATCGCCTTTTGCTCTAGTGTTTTGCCACCAAAGCATATAGTTCTTTTTGATTTCGGTTGCAGTAGTGTTTTCTTCACCCGCCGAAATCATAAATGTTTTGGTGTATGCTTCTTTGATATCCATTACGAGAGTTTCTCGCCGCTAGTTAACTTGTACACTTCAAACTCTGTGCTTTTAAACATAGCATTAAGTTTTTTTGCTAGATTAATTGCATGTCCTGGATTTGAAAATGATGTCTTTTTATATTTAGGACCAGGAGTTGGTGATATACTATTTGAACTCTTAAGATTGAATGGTTTACCTTTATAAAAAACCGCCCATATGGCATCAGCATCTAGGACTTCTTCTCGTCTAAACGTGTTTTTGTCTGTGAATGATTCCAGAACATTAGGTTTAGGTCTACTCATTGTACGTAATTCCTTTAAGTTAACTACGTACTTATTTATCGAAAAATTAGAAGTTTCCGCCGTCCATCTGTACATCTACATTAACCTCTTGTGGTTGTTGTAGGCGTGTGTCTTGCAGTTCTACTAGCCTTGCAAGTATCATACTAATGCTGTCTGCTAGATCTTTATACTGTTTAGAATCTAGTCTAAGTTCACGTTGTTGAGTTTTACCTGCTATTTTTGCATTTTGCAAAAAGTTTTCAATAGGTATAGTATTAATTGGATTTCGAGACATTCGCTAATACCTGACGCATTTCTAGTTCTGTTGTAAAAGGTCCTTTATACTCATATCTTTGCAATGTAATAAGTTTAGGACAATGACTTTTAACCCAACCTTTTGCAAACTTAATAGTATAGTAACCAGCACAGTATAAACTCTTTGACTTTCGACTTTTGCTGTATAAAGGCAAATTATTTTGTACATCTAATAATGGATTCCAAGCGGCTGTGCTTGTAGGATATCCATGTACTTCCATTACCTTACTGTCTTTGATTTTTTTCTTTATTGATTGTTCAAAAAAGTCTTTACCAAAAGTTTCATATACTTTGTCTACATTTTCAAATGTAATTTTATCACGCGGAGTAACTAAAACAAACCCTTGTTTGTCTTTGGCAAGTGTGCCAACTTTACGTCCATGATCTTGTACAATCCAAAATTTATTAGGTACCAGTTGCTTGGCTTGCATATTCTCCTCCATATTTTGCGTTTAACGGTTTAGCAAATGTTTCTGCTTGCTCTGTAATTTTGTTAAGTTCATAACTGCTCGCAAATTTTACTAAACGAACACCTACTTGTGAAATATTCTTATTAGCACCAATGCCTTCAGCAATAGTTTGCCCTATAAATTCTTTAACTTCAGGTGGTTGTGCTGTAAGATCACAAAGTGTAACATTACGTGTATAATCATCTAGTACACGATGTTCTTCTCCTAAGTGATCAGTCCAACGTTGTAACATTAGATTGTTCCAGTTAAAACCTTTTGTTTGTCTATCTTCAAATGCTTCTAATAAACCTACTTTGTTCTTAGTGCCTTTCTTACGTACACCTGGATAAGCACTAAACACATTATCACTAGTATCGCCACGCATACACTTTTCAAACAACAACCATTCGGGGTCTGGAGCACTTTTAGGTTCTTTAGTTTTTTTATCTACTACTTCTTTGCCTTTTTCGTCAAAGTAACCTTCATGTGTAATAGTTACTTTTTGTACACCATTATACTGTTTTACATTAGGTGCAATTAGTTGTGCAAAGTCACCGTCTGTTGAAATAATAACATGATTGTCTTTAGGATGTGCTTGTATCCAACCTGCAATCAAATCATCTGCTTCTAATTGTTTGTGTTGTAGTACAGTACAGTTTGTTTTATTTGTTAAAAACTCTTTAAAGTCATCAAATGTTTCCCAAAACACTTTTTCTTCTTCTTGCTGACTAACTGTAAGAGCATCACGATGTTCTTGTCTATTACGCTTGTAAGGCTCGTAATAATCTTTACGCCAACTGCGTCCTTCTAAACAGAATACAACGTGAGTACCATTAAAGTCTTGCCATGCTTTTCTAATGCTTTGTAAAGTAGTATGCAATGCCATGCCTATTTTAACGTCTGCATCGCCTCTTACAGCGTGTCTAGCACGGAAAAATGTGTTTGCTGTGTCTACAAGTATATACGTCATTATTTTCTCACCAAGTATTTCATTTTGTACCATTTAGCAAAATCAGGATTATAAACCATAGTTTCGTGTACCTGCTTTGCACTCAATTGATCACTTCTAATACAGTCAGCAAGTGCTTGATAATCTTCTTTTTTATATTTGCTTTGCTTTTTTGTAATAGTAGTATTCATTAACTAATTTCCGATTTACCGTCGCCGATATCTTTAGTGTTAATATATCCAGCACCCATTGGAGTATCTGCACTTGCTACGCCTTGATCTTTAGCAACGTTGCCGCATAGTTCTTTAAACCAAGCATCAACAATTTCTTCTTCACTATCACCATTGTATCCGTTTACTCTAAGTTCACGAATAAAGTATTCGTTCCAATCAAGTTCAAAGAATCCATTGCGTGGATTATTATCTTTCATTTCAACATTAAGAACTGCTATATAAGGTTCTTTCTTTTTAGTTGCTTCTGCTTTTGCATCAGTTCCTTGTTCTTTTGATACAGAAGCAGGAACATGATTTTTATCAAACATTTTTTTAAGTTTATCTAACATTATAGTCCTGCCTTTCTTGCTTTTTCATCTAGTGTTTCTTGTTTATCAATATCTTTAACATTAAGTTCATTAAGTTCCCCAGGCATTTCCGAATAAAGATATATGGAGTCTTGGTGTAAATCTCCATCCTCTTTCCATGCAGGCTTCCGCCACGTCTTTAACGTTGAGGGAATATTCTTCACTGCGTCCGCCCAATGGCATAAGATAAACCGGACATTCCACCCCGGCACTTCTGTAAGCGTCCACAGCCTTTGTAACTTCGTTAAAATCATCTTCACTAGCGACAACAAACTTGAGATAGATGTCACTACCAAGAACACTGTTATACTGACTAGCCACATCAGGCTTAATAGCAGTTTCCCAAGGTTCTCCGCTAACACTAAGTTTTGGGGAACAACTCCAAGTGACTTCAAATCTGTCTTGTGTTGTAAGATAGTTGTAGAAATCTTCGTGTAAAGTTTGTGTAGTGTTTGTTTCAAATGTAACATTTTTTAAGTCTCCCATACGTGGGTGTTCAAACAGTTCGACGTAAAGTCGTTGCCACGCTAACAACGGTTCACCACCTGTCATAATCAAATGGATATCTTGTCCGTTATCCATTGTCCACTTACCTTCAGGAGTAAGTGATAGCAGATGCTCTACTACTTCGTCGACTTCTGCTTGTTTATTAAAATGTTTAAATTCTGGATAGATGCTTGCATATGTATCACAACCTGTGTGAATAATAGGCAAGTCGTTAAATTCTTTTGTAGTTTTGTGTACATCACGTGCAATAAGATCGGCAACTTCTTGATTATGAATAATACCTTGCTTTTGTTTTTCGTCACGCATAGGTTCGTTTTCTAACCCAAAGTTCATGCAACGAAAGTTGCAACCAAATGTACGCAGGAACACACTAGGCACACCTACAAACTTGCCTTCACCTTGCACACTATAAAATGCTTCGCTATATCTCAGTTTCATTTATAACTCCTATTATCTATATTATAGTGTTTATTTAGGTTTTTGTCAACCATTAACATCCAACATTATCTTCAAATAAGTCCGTTTGTAATTCGTCCTTTTTGGAATACTTTTGTTTTTCTGGAATTACACCACGAACACCGCCTCGGGGATCTTCCATATCACCGTC